GTTTTATTTTTCGGATCAATCATTTTAGGCATCCTTTTTCTTGCTCTCAGCCAGTTGTGTGCAAGGTTTTTTCCTCATTTTTTTAAGTTTTTAAAAGGCTTTAACGTGTTTTTTCTGGTGGCCCGGAATGCCCCGGAAATGACCCGGTAATGCTTTTCGCATTGCCCCGGAATCCCGCAAGGTTTCGGTTTTTCTTATCCTAAAAAGAAAGGTTTTATTATGCTGACAGATTTCGCAAAACCAATCACAAGCAAGGCGACCCGAATCGACCTTGAACGCCAGAACGCAAGACTCAAGAAGGAATTACGGCAAATGGCAAGTTACGCTAATCGGCTGAAAAAGCAGTTAAGCGCAAAGATTAAGGAACTCAAGCTCATGGAGAATAATTATGCCCGATAAGAAGGAATTTAGATGCATGCTTTGCGATGAATTGGCTCCTTATAAATTTAGTAGGACTTTAAAAGTCACAAAAAAAATGCGGGAAAAAAACCCAAACTTTAAGCGTATTATTTCAGTTAAAATTTGCTCTGAATGTGAACTCGCCAGAGCTAAGAAAAAGAAGAAAAGGATGTAACCCGACTCAAATCCCCTGCCCGATTATGCCGCAAGCTGAACCGAGCAGGGTTTCCAATCCTAACCGAAAGGTTAGATTTTTAACCCTAACACACAACCAATTATGAACAAGAGAAAACATCCATCTACTCGCAAGCCGGGAGAGACAAGGGGCCGACCCAGTTCAGGCAGGACTGAGTTTGTCACAGTAAATCTTTTGCGG